AGATGGAGAAACAAAGGCTAAGGTAAAAATTGGTGAATATCCCTGCCTTATGCAATTTAATCTTGCGATTTATACTCGTAACATTGAAGAAAACTTTCAAATTATTGAGCAGATTGCGCCATACTTTACTCCAGAATATATTCTAACTCTGGATTTTGATAAAACTTTGACCAGAGGCATTGATGTACCAATTAATTTGGTCGCATCTAAAATCGGAAACGACTATGAAGGTGGATTCGGTAATCGCAGAGCTGTAGTTAGTACTCTACAATTTGTTATGCGTACCTATTTGTTCGGCCCTGAGCGAGAAGCGACTCCTATTCTCACGACAGATTTTAATCTCAACACTCAAGATAGCTTTTTACAATTTATCACAGATGTTCAGGTCAATGATGATTTGTATCTTAATAACCAATCAATAACTGTAACTTGGAGACAGGGTGGAATATTCCCCAGAAATCCCACTATAGTTATTACAAATCTCTCCAATTATACGCAAGAAATTGTATATGATCCAGAAACTTTTGATGTAGGTGATGGAACAAATAGTGTTACATTTGCAATTCCAGCTTCAGCTCCATTGCTACAGCAACTCTACGTTAGAGTATTTTTTGGTACAGTATCAGATAATTCGCCAGCATTTGAAGTTCGTTCTTCTTCTGGGAATATCTCTTTATTAACATTGGCTAATTTTGCTGGAACATCATTTAATGATTTGATGTCTTCCAATCATTACTATTTTACTCAGAGTGGTGTAACCCAATTTAATAGAGGCAACAATCTTGTCTTGGCTTATAATTATGGCTCATATAACGATCTTAACATTAAAACACCCGGATTACTTGAATATTATCGTGCATTTGGCTTAACATTTAGAGCAAATACAATTGACAATCCGCAAATTCCATTTGGTAGTGTCATACACAATGGCATGTGGGCTGGCATAAGTTATGATCAAAATAGAGTTTTACCCTGTTTATCAATTTACATGCGCCCCGGAGCCAATGTAAATTTATATGCAAATCAAGGCGTTGGTGTCTTTGGCACAACACAAGGTACATTGGCAAATAGAAGAACAAGTGAGGATATGTTCCAAGCAACATATGGTTCTCAAGCTTATTATATTAACGGATTTTGGGGATGGAATGGTACTACAAGCACTATAAGTATTGGATCATATCCATCAGCGGGTATAACAATTGAAGCAGGATTTAGCGGATATATTTTTGATAAGAATAATCAAAATAGATATCCAGATACAGGCAAATATTCGACAGGAGTTACCCACTCTCAAGCGGGTCCATCAATAAGAACGCTATTTGATCCGACATTTACAAGAAAATTATATCCAAATCGTGGGGCAACGGGTCTAAGAGCTTGGCAAATTACTGCCTTTGGTAGTAATAATCCAAGCCCAGATTTACTTTTTAATTCAAATGTAATTGGTGGTTCGACTCTACCGATTTCTACTGCTCCCGATTTGTCTGGTTCTGATTTTAATTATCTTGATGGCAATGAAATGATGAGATTACAAACCTATATGGACTGTTATAGAATAGCCCATAATGGAAACACATATTTAATTCCATCTCCATTTACTGCAAATTTAGTTACAGATATGCTTGGGTTTACCGCATATAAATCAACTGGATTTACAGGCAGAGAAGAATTTGCTGGTAAGTTTGGAACGACTTATGTGGGTGGATGGAACAAATTATTCGATTTTGTTTATGCTGGAAAAAATATAAATGGTATTACGTTTACTCCACCCAACCCATGTGTAGATATTATTTTTAATGATCATGAACTTAAATGGGGGCTGGGTTTGGGTGCTGATGCCTTGATGATATGGAGATTCATGCTTTTGGTTGATGGGTTGACAACCGCTTGGATTAATAGAGTCAAACAAGATGAATTCTGGCCAAATCTTCAGGCCAAATATGCAGAATATCCCGGCCTGTCTTTTGACAAAATTTTTGATAATATGAAAAATGCATTTATTCAATTTACATCAGGACCTTTGTCGAGAAAAGGTGTTCATGGAGGAATTCAGTTTTCTACTGATGCATTGCCATTGAATGAATTTTATGACAATGAGGTTAGAAAATATTGGTATGGACTTCAGGAAACAAGCGAAAGAAGAAGTCCGGGATGCAAATTTGCTCCAGTTCATGTAAATAGAATTCCCAAATTAAAATCAGCTTCTCGTTTTAATGATGTATCAGCTCAAAGCTTTTCTCAAGGAGTAACATTACCATATGAATTAATATATCACTATCCTTATGGTTCTCCTTATACTTACTCAAATTATCAAGGAAGATATAGAAGAACAGGTTATGGTCCTACACCATCTAATCCAGTAGCATTTCAAGGTGTAACAAATATAGTCATAAATCTAAACCCATCATTACAAGAAGTAAATATATCATCTGACAAGCTTGTTCCTTGGTTTATAGAGGATTCTGTTGGACAAACTGGTACAGCTTTTGCTTTAGGTATTTCATTTAATCAAACATATTTTGAAACAAACCAATTACCTACTTCACTGGGGAATGGTACTTTTGTGTCTTTCTTTGGTAAATATCAAGAACCTTCACTCTGGCCTACGACGGGAAGATCTTTATCAGAAAAATATGAACCGTTTTTTGCAATGAAACACGAATCGAGAGAAATTCGTGGTGTAATTGAAGAAAATATGAGCCATGGAGTTTCTGGAATTTTTATTTATAATAATATTCAATTTAATAGAGTCACTTATCATATTCCTCATGGTTATGAAAATAGTTGGTTTATGGATAATTTACCTTCAGCTGCAAATAATTTTGCTAGAGGATTTACTTATAATGATCCTGCGATATTTTCAAAAACAAGTTTTACTGGGGCTGATCAAAGACCAAATCCAAATTACCAACCTATAAATTTTTATCATTCTTATAACGAAAATATATTTATATCAAAATTATTAACAACGCTTCCACTTAATATTTTAAATCAATCTGTAATTTTCCAAGGACCTATAACAAATGAAAATGATGTAAATGCTGGGTACTATGGAATTCACCCTAAATCATGGAATAATTTCAAGTATAATGATGAAATACTTTTGAATCATATTTTATGGGATATGGAAGTTGCTACCCACGGAAGAACATATGAATATCTTTCTTCATCTGATGATATTTCTATGGAAGAAGCTTTACGATATGAGGTTGGAGGATTTAATATTTCTAAATTGAATCCGGCTTTAGTTAGCAAAGTTAGATTGTTGGGTGTCACTGGGTCTGATCAAAATTTAATCTTACACAGAATTACTCTACCAATTCCATATATTTTAACAACTGATTATGCAAAACCAGAACAAGATTCATATTACGATAATTGGTATAATAATCATTTTGCTCAAAATGTTTTAGCAACAAGTGTCGAACCTTCCACAGGAATAACCCTTGATAACATCAATCTTATTACAACTGGAAATAGGGATTTAGACTTCTATACTAAGTCTGTTGTAACAGAATCAAACGGTTCTCACTCATGGAGTACACTTAGAACTGATAATAATATCAGACGTTTTAGTGTTGATGTCTTTGCTGGGACTCAATTAGTTGGAAACTTAGTACCAAGCAAATTCTATCCGATGGGTGTTTGGTTGGTTACTGATGAAGTATCAATTTTATCAGATGGGACCACGTTTAATAATTACAACTTAACCTTCCAATATCGTGATGCTGGTCCAATGACAGATGGAATTACTACTGCACCTTATAGAACATGAGCAAAAAACATAAAGGTTATCTAGGTAATTCGAACCTCAAAGAGGCCGGAATCCATATCGATTATACCCCTGAGCAAGTTCAGGAGTATATTAAATGTGCAAAAGATCCAACTTATTTCATCAGAAACTATATAAAAATTGTTTCACTTGATAGGGGTTTAGTTCCTTTTGATCTTTATGATTATCAGGAAGATATCGTTCAGAAAATGCATGATAACAGATTTATCATCGCAAAACTTCCTCGCCAGTCGGGTAAATCTACCACAATGGTATCATACATTCTACATTATATTCTGTTCAATCAGAGTATGAATGTAGCTATTCTAGCCAATAAAGGATCTACTGCCAGAGAAATTTTAAGCAGACTTCAACTGGCATATGAATATCTTCCTAAATGGTTGCAGCAGGGCGTAGTTGAATGGAATAAAGGATCGTTAAAGTTAGAAAACGGATCTAAAATTATCGCATCAACTACCTCAGCCTCCGCGATTCGTGGGGGATCGTTCAACATGATCTTCTTGGACGAATTTGCTCACGTTCCAAATAATGTGGCTGAAGAATTCTTTAGTTCAGTATTCCCAACTGTAACATCAGGCCAAACAACAAAGGTATTGATGGTTAGTACTCCAAACGGTATGAACATGTTCTACCACTTCTGGAAGAATGCTATTAAGAAGGACGGAGAGCCGGGTAAGAACGAATATGTGCCCATTGAGGTTAACTGGAGGCAGATACCCCTGTATCCGGGTGGACCCATGAGAGGGGCTGAATGGCGGCAGCAAATGATCGATCAGACTAGCGAGATGCAGTTTGAAAGTGAATTTGAATGCTCATTCTTGGGTTCTTCAAATACCCTTATCTCGACATATAAACTTAATACGCTAGTTTACAATCAGCCATACGAACGCAGACCCGGCGGATTGAGTATTTACAAGCCACCAAACGAGGATGGAATTTACTTCTGTGTTGTAGATACTTCTAGAGGTCAGGGACATGACTATAGCGCATTTGTAATCATTGACGGAAACACAAAGCCGTTTGAGGTAGTAGCGGTCTATAGAAACAATGTCATCTCCCCATTTGACTTTCCCATTGAAGTCTATAATGCCTGCACAGAGTATGGCAATGCTCATTGCTTGGTCGAAATCAACGATGTTGGTTCCCAAGTAACTGAGATTTTACATAGAGATTATGAGTATGAAAATTTGATTTCAACTCAATACATGGGTAGGGCTGGTCAAAAAATTTCATTAGGATTCGGTAGGGGCCAAAAGCAATTTGGTGTTAGAACCAGCACTGCTCTTAAAAAGATCGGGTGTGCTGCTCTCAAGAATCTAGTTGAATGCGATAAACTGGTATTTTTTGATCAGGACATGGTTTCTGAGCTTTATACTTTTATTTCAAAGGCAAATTCTTATCAGGCTGATGATGGCTATAATGATGACTTAGTTATGTGCTTAGTATTATTTGGTTGGCTGACTAGGCAAGTTTACTTTGAAGATTTGCTGGATTTAAAGAATAAGAAAATAATAAATACAGATGAACAACAACAAGAAAATCATATGTTCGTTGCAGATACGGATGACAGGGAAGAGATGAAATTTGGTGGCGACTTATGGTTTGAGGTAAAATAAATGGCTGAATTAACATTTTCATTTAATATTGCTCAATCTCATATAGGATTAACCCCATCAAGCATTCTAACAGCAGGAGTGACATATTCAGTTGATGGAGTGACTATCGATTCTAGTAATATTAATTTATATGTGTACCACGCAAGTACTGCATTTAGCATATTGAGTCCAGATGAAGAAACTTTTTCTACAGTTGGATCTTTTAATTTAAGTCCTTTAGAAAAAGGCCCAATTCAAGTATCATCAACCGGAACAACAATAAATCATTTTTTTGGGGTGACTTTATATGATCCTGTTAATGGATTTACTAATGATGGATTTATTATTTCTTTAATAAATAATAGTCTTATAAACAATACTAATGTTAGTCAAATTAAATTGGGATGTTGGGGATTTTCTGGAACTACAAACCACCCGGCTGCTGCGGAATCAATTTCTACAAATTCATTAAATACTTTTTCTATACTATCGGCATCTAATGCAATAGCTGGTTCTACTTTAGGTTTAACATTAGAAAGCAGTTATGTTAACAGCTATTATGTGGGAATCGGAACTGGATCTACATTTTTTGGAATTTTTTCTTTGTTGGGATGTACAAGTGGAAACACCCTTAGTTCTGTAAATTTGACTACAAATCAAATTAATAGCATTTTGTCAACATATTTTTCATCTGATTTAAGCGATTTAAGTGCTAATAATACACTTAGAAATATACTCAATCCAACTACTTCATTTTACAAGATATCATCAACTGAATTTGTAGTTCCACCGTACATACCTTCTGGTTCGTATTACATTATGCCAATTCCTCGCGGAATGCAATATGGTAAAGATTTTAGTTCATCATATTATTATACGGATGCTAATAATGTCAATTTACCAAGAGCAACTATTACAATTACTAATAATAATATAGGAGTAACACAATCTTATCAAATAAATCCTAGTGGAGTTACATTTTTTGATACAAATAAAGGCCCTAATAAACACCAATTATTTTCTTTTGTAGATTCAAATTATCCTGCTCTAAACACCCCAACATCAATATATTCTACTGCACGAAATTTATTTTCTTTACCCGGATCGACATATGGAATTACACAAGGATTATTAACGCATTCTTTCAATGCAATGGATTATGGTAATTTTATTGTGGGTATAACTTCACAAAGCACTCCTAGAAATTATCAATCTCCCATTTTTGGATTTATTCCATCGGGTTTAACAATTGGTGAAACTTTATCAGTATTATTAGATGGAATTACATTTTATCAAAAAATTTACAATCCTTTTAGTTTAGATTATAATACTGATGCTGAATTTGGCGTAGGTGTTCAGTTAAATAATTTAAAATATTCTACAATTTTTGATAGCGATACTAATGAAGGTAAATTACATTTTAATAACTTAAATAAAGCATTTTTTAGAGTAGATTTTAATAATTTTGCAAATCCATGGGGATTTACCGGATTTACATTTAGTTCTTTAAGTGGATCTGGTCATACTTTAAATGTTAAATATTGGAATAGTGGTTCTATCGGAAGTTCATACAATATTCCGATTAGATTTGGTTCTCCTGCTTATATAATCAGTTCTTCGCAAGGAGTTAATGCAATTGACATTAACGGTTCAGCTCAAGGAATTACTTTAATTGGTGGCGAAGGACTAACAGTAATCTATAACAATAGACCATTTGGATATCTTGAAAAATTAAACATTTATAGTGGCGGTGGTACATTTGTTGGTGGATTAACACTTTTTGACAATAGAAGAATAAATCAAGGTTCAAGATATCCTACTAGAGATAGTTTTGGATCGCAATCAATTTCTACCATTCCATCATCGTGGATTCCTCAGATAGGAACAACTGGTACTGCTAGAGTTATGTTCGAAAGAGTTGACGGACTTACTTTTGAATTTGCTTCTAGCCCAATATCCACTTTATTAGGAGCAATCGGTGTTACCCTAACTCGCGGAAACCTTACTGGTATTACTATTTTAAGAAACTATAGTGGGGACTTTAGAGATGTTATACCAGCTGTAGATTTGATGAGAATAACCGTAAATCATTCAATATCTCAAATACCTTCGTCCTTAATTGGATTAAATAGAATTCACACAAGATATTGGTATGGCGGTAATGTTGATAACAACGGTTCAGGTTCTCCAAATGCATCATTCTTTAATTTTATTGCTGGAAGTTTTCTAGAAACAGTATCAGGAACAAGTATTAATGTTTCTAATAGAAGATTAGAATCAATCAGATCCTCAGTAACTCCTGATTTAGAATATTTTGAAAGTGTTTCATATCCTACACCAAACATTCCATTAAGAACATTTGAGTTTATGAGTAGAGGTTATCCTTCTACTAGTGTCCCTAACTTTGCAGGTAATGGTACCATTGGAATTGCTTATAATTATTTTGATGCCGATCCAAGATCACTTGAAAGTATTTCATCAGTACCTGAAGATGCCCAATATTGGTTAAGATATAGAGAGGGTATAACACTTATATTTGATATAGATGAAACCGCAGCTGGATTTGATTATTTCCCATCATCTGGGCTATCATTTGCTGTTTTAAATAATTCTGTTTATTTGACTCCAAGTACTGGATTGGCTTATTTTTTACCGGGAACTGGATTTAATCATTTAGATGCTCCTGTTTATTATGCTGTTTTTGCTTTATACGATTATCAAATTCTTGGTGCAACATTATCAAAGACGATAAATGTTGGAAGTACAGAAGAATTAACTCTTTCTTTATTAGTTAAAGATTTACCACCACAGGCAATATTTGATGGACTTTTATTGAATGTTTATAATGGTTTTGCATCTATATTCACTAAAAATCTATTTTATAATACATCAAGTACTTCTGATTATAGAATTCCAAATTATAATACTTTTGGAAATACATTATCTAATTACTACACTGCAACACCACTCGAAATAACACAAATTTTTGTTGGTTCAGGCTCTTCTCTAGGTGGCATAACTATATCGCCTCCTTCGGGTGGTTGGCCTGCTAGTTCTACTCTTAGAGTAGAAGTAACTCCTATATTTAAATCATTTATAGATTTAGATCCAATACTTTACGCAAATCCAAGTAATAATTATTTTAAAGAACTTACATTTACCACTGCCGCTCAAACAACAACAGGTGGCGGTGGTGGTGGATCATCTAGCGGTTCAGTAAGTGTATCCGAATCTGTGGTTACTGGAGTAGCATTTACCTCGACTGAAAATGATTTCTATGCTGGATTCCTATGCGGAACAACTGCATATAACATTATCACTAACAACAGCACTGCTTCATACTCAGTACTCACAAGCAGCAGCACAGCCTATGCAAATGCTAAGGCTGCGTTTGATGCTGGATCATTGACATCAAATACTTCAACAGATGTCGAAATTCATTCTCTTCTTAACTACATGGATTACGGCGGAAACATCATTGTCTCCCCAACTATCGATGGACTGTTGGGAAGCAACTACGAATACGAC